GCCGATGGCGGAACCGACGGCGCCGAGGACGAGCGTGGCCATGGAAAAACTCAGCGTGCGGGGAAGAGGAAAGCGAAGGCGATGCGGCGTCGCCATGCAGGTGTCAGCGATTCCTCGATCACGCCTAGGCGTTCGTAGGCGTGGAGGAAGGTGTCCGGGCCGGTCAGGATGCCTACATGCTTGGCGATGGCGCGGGGCATCATCCGAAACAGGATCAGCGCGCCGGGCGCGGCCTCGGATGGGGCGATCTCGGGCATCATCGCCCGCGCCCCTTCGGCCAGCACTTCGCGCGGCCCGGTCTCGCCCCAGTCCCGGCCGTAAGGCGGGATCGGGAACGGCTCTGGCCCGACCACTTCGCGCCAGACGCCGCGCGCGAGGCCGAGGCAGTCACAACCGACCCCGCGCAAGCTCGCCTGGTCGTGATAGGGCGTGCCGAGCCAGGACCGCGCGGCAGCGATGATGATGGTAGGATTGGCCGTCTTCACAGCACCGCCCCCTCATGGCCACCGTCCTTCGTCGCATAGCGCAGGACTGCGTCCTGGCCCGGGATGTGCGGGAACCCTCGGAAGTTGGCGACATTGGCGAACTTCGCGCCGCAGGTGGCGAGGCGCTTGTCGCAGCCTGCCCGTACCACGAAGGCATCCGCCGCCGTGATCGGACGCACCGGAGCTTCCAGCAGCGTCAGGATCGCCACCCCATCGACGAGGTCATGCGACAGCACCTCGACCCGCCGTCCGGCGTTCGCCCCGGTCGACCATTCGACAAGGCCGAAGGCAAACCAGCTCGCCGCGAATGTCCCGAGGCCGGAAGCCGTGAAGGCACGATCCCGCAGCACATCGATCACCGCGCCGGTCCCCTTGAGGACCGGGGACTCCGGGTTCACCCCGCAGCGCGCATCGCCCAGCGCGGCATCGCAACTGGCCTGGAAGGTCCGCCCGACCGTCTGGCCGAGGACATGGGCCAGCGACCGCACCTCCGCCACGAAGGCCAGCCGCCCGCGCCGGATCTGGCCGATGGCGCCGCGCCGCAGCAGCACGCGCTGCGCCGGGGCCGACCAGTTCACCCGCCAGACCTCCACAACTGCGGCGTCCCATCGGCCATCGAGGATGTCAGTCTCGGTGATCCGGTCCGACGACAGCACGCCTTGCGCGTCCTGCGCATCGACCGACAGGTCCGATCCCGAGCGCACCTCGGAAGCCGTCAGCCCGCTTTCCGGTTCGAACTCGGTCCCGTCGAACGACAGCGTCCGGTCGTGGTCGGTGAAGCCGAAGGTCACGCCATCGGCGCGGGTGATGCGCCAGCACCAGGCAAGCGTTGTCGTACCTTCGTCGAGATGGGCCTGCAGCGCGGGGTTCAGGGACTTCATGCGCGGATTTCCACGAGGGGGATCGAGGTGATCGAGCCGAGGCGTTCGAGGTCGAGGGTGACGTCGAGGGCGTCGGTGTCGAAGCGGACAGGGACGTCGAATTCGAAACCGGCCGTGATTGCGACGCCCGCGCCCGGGGCGGTGGTAAAGGTGACGCTGCCGGTGGTGGTATCGACGTTCCAGCCGGTCATCTGCTCGACGCCGTTCAGGGCGAGGCGGACGGTCCCTGCCACCGGCTTGGCGATGGCGCGGGTCCAGCTTTGCGCGCCGGAGGTGTAGCGTTTCAGCAGGGCGAATGTGGTGACAGCCCCATTGCCGGTGCCGATGGGCTGGTCGATCGGGGCCACCGCCTGCGACGGAAGGCAGGATTTATAGTCCGCCCAGTCCTTGTAGCGAAACCCATGCAGGCGGCCGTTGCGGGCTTCGAAGAAAGCCACGACCGCCGCCAGATCATCGGCGCGGCGGATGCCGTAGGCCACATCATAGCGGCGGCGCGAGTTGGCCCAGCTGGCGTTGCGCTCCTCATCGCCAGAGGCCAGTTCGACCACTTGCGTGCGCCGTTCCGGCCCACCCCGCGCCCCGCGGCTGATGTTGTCGGGGAACCTGACTTCATGAAACGCCATCACATGCCCCTCCGACCCAGCGAAACGGCGCGGGCAATGTCGCTCGCCACCTGCGTGCGCGATTGGCGGAAGCTCTCTGCGTCGCGGGCCATGATGGTGACGTTGACGGCGAGTGCGCTGTTCTGGCCGTAGCCTGCGGCCTCACGGCGGGAGAGCACGCGTTCCCCGCGTTGCAGGATCGCCGGAACCTCGTCTGGCTTGATCCCGGCCCAGCCGCCCGCATGCATGCGCGGGGCATTGGCGAAGGCGAGCGCCGGAACCATGCGGCCCAGGCCCGGCGCTCCGACCATGCCACCGGCGTGCAGGATATTGGCGAAGATGCCACGCGCCCCGCCCAGCGCGCCGGAAAGGGCGTTCGCGATCGGGCCGAGGATGAAGCGCCGGGCGGCGAGCTTGGCGAGATCAGCGATCATCGACGTGACCAGATCGCGGAAATCGAGCTTGCCGGTCTTGACGAACTCACCCACGGCGTTCTCGGCGCTCTGGAAGGCCCCGACCAGCGCGCTGCCGATGTCCCCGCCAATGTCGCGCGCCTCGGCGGCGTAGTCGGCGAGGGCTGCGGTGACGGCTTGCCAGCCGGTGACGGCCGTGTTCGCGCCTTCGGCTGCAGCCGCCCCAGCATCACGTGCGGCACCGCCAGCGCCCTCGGCGGCGATGGCCGTGTCGTTCAGCCCCGTGGTCAGCGCGTCGGCTGCACCAGCTGCATCCACCAGCGCGGTTTCGGCCTCCGTCCCTGTGCCGGTCACCGCATCCTTCAGCGCCTGCCAGCTGGCGAGCGGCCGATCGGCAGTATCGGCGAGCATGCCAGCCGCTTCGCGATAGCCATTGGCCCGGGCGCGGGCATCGTCGGCCATCGCGCCAAGCCCGAGATCGGGTGGTTCGAGGTAGGTCCGCGACAGCGCGGCCGAGAAAGCATCTGCTGCGGCAGTACCGGCTGCGGTCGCCGCGCCTTCGAAGGGGTTGCCGATGCGGCCGAGTTCCACCGGGTCGAGGACGCCGATCCGAACGCCACCTTCGCCGGTGGCCCATTCCGGCAGCAGCGCAAGGGCCGCGTTCAGGGTCTCGATGAAGCTGTTGATCCGGGTGACGACGCCGTTCAGCATCGCCTCGACGCCGGAGATCAGCCCGTTCGCCGCCTGGAAGGCGAAATCGCCGATGGCCCCGGGCAGACTGCCCCAGATGGCGACGGCTGCGTCATAGGCGCCCTGGAAGATCGCGGCCGTCCGGTCACCGAAACTGACGACACCTGCGATGATGCCTTCCAGCGCCGAGAGACCGTCCGCCTTCAGTCCCTCCCATCCGGCCGCCATGCGGGCGAGGGCCGCGTCCAGCGACAGGCCGATGCGCGACCAGACTTCGCGGGCCAGATCGCTCAGCAGGCGAAACGCCTCGCCCACCCCGCCGACCCGGGCCACCAGTTGCGAGAACTGATAGACCAATTCGCCCGCGCCGACGATCAGCGCGCCGATGCCGGTGCGGATCAGAGCGCCGCGCAGGAAGACCAGCGCCGTCGCGAGGCCCCGCACTGAGAGGGCGGCGGCAACGAGCCCTGCCACCCAGCGCCCGGCCATGACGGCGGCGAAGGTCGCGGCGTAGGAAGAAAGTCGGCCGAGATTGCCGATCAACGCGTCGATGGCCGAGCGAAGGATCCCGCCATCGGAGGCGAGCGCCACGAAGGCATTGGCCAGCGCCTCGATGGTCGGCGCCACTGCGACCGCGATCCGGTTGCGCAGGCCTTCGAACACCAGCGACACAGTGCCGAGTGCGAGTTGTGTGCGCCGCAGGGCTTCGAGGGCATCACTGTCCAGCACCGCCCCGAGGTCCGAAGCCTGATCCCCGAGCCGCGCCATCTCGGCTCCGCCGTTCCGCAGAAGCGGCAGCAGGCGGGTCGCGTCCGAGGCCATGGCCTCGAGATAGAAGGTCATTTCCTGCTGGCTGAGACCGGCCCGTTCCAGCGTGTCGACGTAAAGCTGCAAAGCCTCCGGCCCCGACAGCCGCGCGAACTGGTCGGCGGTGACGCCGACACGGGGGGCGACATTCTCGAAGAAATCCGCCATCGGCCCGCCGCCGGTTTGCAGGAAATCACCGACCCGGTCGTTCACGTCCTTCAGGATATCGGCCAGCTTCTCCTGCTCGATGCCAACCGTCCGCGCCCCCGCCGACCAGCGCTGCAACGCCTCGGGCGTGGCATTGGCGACCTGTGCAAACTGCCGGATTTGCGCGGCACTCTCGGCGGTGGATCGGACGATCAGGCCGAGCGAAGCGGTGGCGGCCGCAGCTGCTGCCCCGAGGGCAAGCCCGGCCCGACGTGCGAAGGCCGCAAGCCGGGTGTTCGCCAGTTCCATCTCGCGTGACAGGCGGCCGAAGCCACGAGCCCCGGCCTCGCCCACGCCTTCCAGCTCCGCGCGCACCTGACGGCCGCCGACGGCGGCGAGCCGGACGGAGACGCGTTTCTCGGCCATGGGATCGGGGCTCCGGTTGGGATGGGGTCAATCGCGGTTGGCAGCGATCTGTTCGTTGAGGCGGCGGACCATCGCCGCCTCGAGGGCGGGCAGCAGTTCGGCGATGGCGGGCGGGGAGATGCCGAGGGCCGCGCCCAGTGCCAGCGCCGCGCCCATGTCCCAGCCGATCACCGCACCGGGGATGACGCGCATCTGCCCGCCCAAGCGCTGCGCCAGGTCCCAGACCTGCGCGCCTTCGAGCGTCAGCGGCTGGTTCAGCCGTGCTGGGCAGTCGGGACAGGGTCCTGCACAGGCCGTGCAGTAGCCTTCGCCCCCGCCGAAGGACCAGTCGGCAAGGGCGCAGAGGCGTTTTTTTCCGCGTCCAGCAACAGCGCCTTGGCAACGTAGTGGGTCTGGAACGCCTCGAAGGCAGGCCAGAGGTCGATGAGCGCGTCGATGGCCTCGGGGCTCGGATCGATGGGATTGCCATCGGCGTCGCCGATCCCCTCCCATGCGAGGATCGCCCGCCGCGCCAGCGCCTTGGCCATGGCGAGCGCGGCCTCCTCGGTTGCTGCGCCTTCGGGCAGGTCGGCAATCGCGGGATCGCCGCGCGCGGACACCATCAGTGCCGTGGTCAGCGGGCGGAGCCGGACACGCACGCCGGGGATGAGGTCGCACCATTGCGGCGCGTTGGTCAGGTCGAGGGTCAGCATGGCGTGCCTTCTCAATAGGTTGCGACGGTGTTGACGAGGACGGCGGTGCACATCCGGGCGGGGCTTGTGGCCTTTGCCGCCTGCCAGTCGAAGGTGGCCTGGATGCCCTGCGGGCCCGGAATCTCGATCCGCGGGCGCGGCAGGTAGACGGCGTGCGCCGTGAAGGTGAAGCTGGCGTTGGCGCCGAGGCTCCAGGCGAAGACCAGTTCGCAGGGCGTGCCGTCGATGGCCTGCGTGATCAGCGTGGTGTCGGCGAAGCGCACCTCGACCCGGCCGGTCAGGGCGGCCATGCCGGGGTCGGCCCCTTCGATGCGGCCGTCCGAGCGGATGGTCTCGATCCGGTCGAGGCCGTTGGAATAGGTCACCTCGGCCGAGATGACGTTGCCGAGTGGCGAGCCGTTGCGCGTGATCGCCCCGTTGAAATGCCCGAACCGCTGCAGCGCCAATGCGGTGG